CAAGTTGTCTTAACTTTTTGTTAGCATTAGCAAACTTAACAACCTCTTCTTGCTTGTCATCAAGGTCATGATTCAATTTCCTGTTCTTTAACATCAACTCATCGATGTCGGCATCAATCTCTTTGATCTTAGAATACTTACGATTGATAGTTTCCATCCCCCGTGCTTCTAGGTCTTCGATGAAATGCTCCTGCATCTCAACTTTATCCTTGGCAGCATTCTTCTTGACCTCAAGAGATCTGATACCCTCTTTGTTCTGACGGATATCTTCTTTGATGAGATTGTTCATCGCAGAGAACACACGAATATCAAGCAAGTCTTCAATCACCTCACGACGATGAGAAGACTGAAGTTGCATAAAAGGAGTGAACCCAGCAGAACCCAAGATAACAATCTGAGTAAAAGACTTGTAGTTCAGTTTGAGAATGTTCTCTTCAAGAATCTTCTGATTTGCACGATCATCTGCTTCCTTATGAAGCATCTCACCATTTACAATGATGTCAAACACATTAGGTTTGATACCACGACGAACAGTATATGACTTACCACCAACCCTAAAATCAATCTCGACGACACAACCTTTCTCATTGGTAGAGTTAATGAGTTGTGGTTTATTAATCTTACGATATGGTTTGTTGAATAGAACAAAGCACAGTGCGTCCAGAAGAGTAGACTTACCAGCACCGTTAGTTCCAACAATCAAGTTGGTAACATTGTCAGTAAACGAAATCGTGGTGGGAATATCCCCAGTGCTCAGAAAGTTCTTCCAAGTAATTTTCTCAAACAGAATCATCTTTTTCTTCGGGGGGAATCACAATGTCCTCTGGACCAATAACAGCATATCGGTAATTATAAGCCTGACATGCTTTTAATGCAAGCTCATCTTCAACTTCTACAACAGATAAGTTCCTATGCCTCTTACCATTTTCATTCAATAGCATCAAATATCTTTCAGCATCATCTTCTTCTTCGAAAAGGAAAAGAACATTTTCACCATCGGCATCTGTTACAGCATATGCTCCAGAAGCATTTTCAGATGCTAATAAAAACATTACTCTACTTCGCAGGCTTCCCTATAGATTTTCTCAAAGAGTTTTTTGATAATAGATTTATCTAGTTCAGTTTCAGATTCATCAATGTAACGATGGAGAATAGACATTGTGTTCTCTGATTCTTCGACTTCGAAGTCATCATTCTCTTCAAGGGCAAAGTTCTCAATGACTTTGACTTCTTCAGCAACAGAAGAGATCTTATCGACGAACTTTTCAAACGATTTGGGATCTGACTTCTGACGAACAATAATCTTTACGATCTTGCCAGCATACTCGGTAGCATCAAACATTTGATGTGGAGTATCCTCATAGTATACATTGTAGAACATCCTAAAGGGATTGTTCACTGGAGTATGCTCAAGGGTTTCTGTATCAAAGATATGAAAACCTCTGTTGTCATTTACATCATTCCAGTACAGTTCGTAAGGATTACCAAGATAGAAAACCTTACCATCGTCAGAACGAGTGTGATAGTGACCAGAGAAAACTTTTTTGAAACTACCAATCAGTCTGGTATCGTCTCTTGCTTCCTGCTGAACATGACCTCTGTGTGCCCTGAAACCATTCAGTTCAAGGTGACCCATGGCAATCTCTGCCGTGCTGTTATCGATGGCATCGTAGGTCTGTTGACGCTTGTCATCATTAATCCAAGGGAGGAACATAATCTTCCTACCGTCGATTACCTTCTCGGAAGCAGAAGAGATAACCACCACATTACTATACTCTCGTAAGAGTAGATCCACTGTGTTAATGTCGTTAGTGTTCTTGTAGTAGGCAGTGTGATTACCCACCACAGTATACACGTCCACTCCCATATCTCGGAGACGGTCATAGTAGTTCTTTTTAGCCCACTCCAGAGACCAGAGATCAATAGACCTACGGTTGTCAAAAGTGTCTCCCATATCGATGACACATTTGATAGATTCTCTTTCAAGAGTTGGAAAAAATACTTCATTGTAGAACTTTAGAAAGTATTCGTGAAAGAACTTACTACCCTTTCTTGCTCCAAAGTGCTGGTCAGTGATAATAGCACATTTCATTGACGATTAAGTTTGTAGTGAATTTTTTCTTTAATACTATTATAGTCGGAAGACGTACCATTTGCACCATCCTCAACGACCATAACTTGATCGTATCCAGTCTTCTCAATAATCTTAGTTTTGATTTCCAGTTGCTTCTTCTCTTTCTGAATACGTCTCAGAAATGCATAGTGAATAATCTGAGTGAAGTAAGCAAAGGGGTTAGAAGATTTTGCTGGATCAAAGTTCAGCATGTACTGAACACAGTTCTCAATACCGTCAGAGATCATGTCCTCACGGAACATGTAGTTGACAAAGTTGGGTTTGTAAGAAAGATGAGTTGCAATCTTCAAAAAGCACTCACCAAGATAGTTGGTGATACGTGGTTTGTTCGGACTGGACCAGTTCTTAAGTTCCTCGTCTGTAATATCAGGATTTTCTTTTTGTGCTGCTTTACGAACTTTGATTCGGTATTCGACAATAGCAGCAAGGAACTCTTTGTTGTTTACATAGTGTTCTGATCTTTCTCTGACAGGCATAACATTTCTTTAACTTTGTTTAGTTGTCAACATTATACCACAAATCAATGGCTTGACACAACTACGATTCTTGAGTAGAATCACCCTTGTGGTGGTTGTCAGAGACATCTAGCTTGTATATCTCTTCTAGTTTTATTCTAGCTTCTGTTACTGTCCCTAGGTAACCCATCTTTTTATCTGGGGTTACCTGACCACTTTCATCTTCAAGTTCATCTTCATCGTCAATGGTTTCATCCAGAAACTTTTTATAGAACTTAATGATTTCTTTGTTGGTGATTTCAGTGATTGTAATCACCTTATCCATACTGATAGTGTAAATATCCTCATCTGGTATTTTCATCCAGGGTTCTACTTTTACACCAGAAACCAATCCTCTTTTGATAACTTTCATTATCACAGGATTGCAGAGAACGACAACACTATTGCCGTTAGTATCCGTATCTAGAGAAGCAATAGAGAAGATTTCTTCTCCAGTAACTAACTTTACTACGCAATAGAATTCATCTGTCATTTTCCCTTTAGTGTAATGTTTACAAACTCATAGTTAAATTCCTCTTCATTGTAAATTTTGATTCTTTCAATGAGATGGTTAAGTGTGTAATTTTTTCTTGACTTATAACTACAATCATCGGCAATGTCATAAAGAGTAGCATTAAATTTGTTACTACCTTTACGAAGAACCCTACCGATGGATTGAAGGTTTCTTACTCTTGATTTGCTTGGTGAGGCAAAGATAACGTTGTGAAGGTTCTTGATGTTGATACCAGTAGAGAAGGTGCCGTATGAAGCAATGATGATCGCATTAGATTCGGCTTCAGTGATTGATCGTGCTCTTTCTCTTTCCTCTACGTCAACACCACCATGGATAAAGAAAACTTTTCTATCTTCTTTTACATTGCTATTTATTAAATCGTATAATACCTGTCCATGAGTTTCTACCCTTGAGAACAACACAAGAGTATTACCCTTCAAATCACAGGCAAGATTTTTGATGAAGTTATTCCTCTGCTCATGAGAAATGAGATACTGAACCTCATCTTCATAGGTATCAAACTTCTGAGGGGTATGCTTCAAGATAAGGATCTTGGCATTGAAGTTAGCAAGGTAACCCTTCTTAATCAGTTCCTCTGTTCTGATGATCTTGTATGCTGGTCCAAACAGTCCCTCTAAGACCCATTTATGCGTCTGTGTGCCGTCTAAAGTACCAGTGAACCCATATCTATACTTCGCATCACACAACTTGGTCATGATGCTGATTAGAGACTTAGATTTAAATAGGTGTGCTTCATCACCCATTACCACATCAAACCGTTCAAAGAAGGTCTTTGGCAACTTATAGATAGATTGCCAAGTGGTAATAACTACGGGAGCATCAGTATCCTTGTCTTTGCCACCGTAAATCTTATGACAGTTAGCAGATGCATCCCACCCATAATCCTCAAAGTCCTTATACATTTGCTCTACCAGACTTGTCGTGGGTACAACTAGCAGGGTATTTCTATTGTGAGCTGTATGATATCTCACGAGAGAGTAAATCATCAGAGATTTACCTGAGGCAGTGGGAGATATCAATAATCTTCTATTGTGTTTTAGAGCATCGTATACTCCCTCTATTTGATACGATCTAGGTTCGTGACTACAAATAGATTTCATGTAATCACGAACACCCTCAATGGAGATCATCCCATTCTCTTCAAAGGGTAGACCGTAGTATTTGTTGTCCTCAAACTGATATTCATATCCCATCTCCTCACAGAACTTGACAACTTTGTGGAGGAGACCAACATAGATCTCCCCACTAGACTGGTTGAACAATCTAATCTTTCCATCCCAATACTTGCTCCTGTATTGTGGCATGAACTTTGCCCCAGGAACATCGAAGGTGAATGTATCAGACAGTTCCATGTACACATGGGGTTCTGCCTTAATCCTTAGATATACTTCGTTCTTCTTGGAAATGGAAACAGTGTTCATCAGAAACCTCTTTGGAAGTTCTGCCACTCAATCGCATTCTTGATTTGATAAGTTCTGTTGTTGATTTGTTTCAGAATACTCTCAAGATAGTTGAGCATGGCATCATGATAGTCAATCTTTAGACGAATCCTAGACAGGTGTTCGTCTGCATCTAAATGGTAGTTGAGAGAATCTTTCTCTCTTACTTTGTATGGAAAAGGATCGTCTTCGTAGACTTCAGGATCTGCTTTCCCGTTATAATAATTTCTGCGTTCAAGGTATTTGGTTTTATAATTTTGTTCTTCTTTCTTTTTCATCAGAAGAACTGTATTATATAGTTCGTGATATTTTGCGTGTAGTTGGGGAATCCTTAGAGATTCATTGTGCAAGTTATCTGGATCAAGGATGGAGTCGTTTGACCACATCTCATTAATAATGTCAAGGTTCATGTAGT